TTACTCGGATTTTAAAAAAAATTGTGATGAATATTTCTATCTTGCGCACCGAGATGAACCTAGAGGAGTAGGCGGTATCTTTTTCGATCATTTCTATACTGGAAACTGGCAAAAGTTTATTGAATATAATATCATTGACGTTGAACTTGTAGACCAACTTGAAGATAAGATGAAGTTAATTGAACTTTGTCTGACAATGGCATATGATGCTAAAGTAAATTATACAGATGTGTTTTTTCAAGTAAGAACTTGGGATTCAATCATCTATAATTACTTGAAGAGGAAGAATGTTGTGATTCCTCCAAAGGTGAGAACAGATAAAGATTCACAATATGCAGGTGCTTATGTTAAAGAACCGATACCAGGAAAGTATGATTGGGTGGTTAGTTTTGACCTTAACAGTCTATATCCTCATCTCATTATGCAATATAATATTTCCCCAGAAACATTACTTGAACAGAGGCATCCATCAGTCACAGTTGATAAAATACTTTCTGAAGAAGTAACATTTGAAATGTATAAAGACAATGCTGTCTGTGCAAATGGTGCAATGTATCGTAAAGATGTTCGTGGGTTTTTACCAGAATTGATGGAGAAGATGTACAATGAAAGAGTCATCTTCAAAAAGCGAATGATTACTGCAAAGAAGAAGTATGAAAAGACCCCAACAAAAAATCTTGAAAAAGAAATTGCAAGATGTAATAACATTCAGATGGCAAAGAAGATTTCCCTTAACTCTGCTTATGGTGCTATTGGTAATCAATATTTTCGCTATTATAAACTTGCCAATGCAGAAGCTATTACACTATCTGGTCAGGTTTCTATCCGTTGGATAGAAAACAAAATGAATGCATACTTAAACAAAATACTTAAAACGGAGAATGAAGACTATGTTATTGCCAGCGATACTGATTCCATCTACCTTAATCTTGGTCCTTTGGTTGAAACTGTATACAAAGGGAGAGAGACGACTAATCAAAGCATTGTGTCGTTCCTTAATAAGATCTGTGAAATGGAATTTGAAAAGTATATTACGGGTTCTTATGAAGCGTTGGCGAACTACGTAAATGCTTATGACCAGAAGATGTTTATGAAGCGAGAAAACATCGCAGATCGTGGTATTTGGACAGCAAAGAAAAGATATATTCTAAACGTATGGGATAGTGAAGGTGTAAGATATGAAGAACCTAAACTGAAAATGATGGGCATTGAAGCAGTCAAGTCATCAACTCCCGCACCTTGTCGTAAAATGATTAAGGATGCGTTGAAGATTATGATGAATGGTTCTGAAGATGACATGATTGATTACATTGATACATGTCGTAAAGAGTTTAAGAAGTTGCCACCAGAAGAGATTGCTTTTCCAAGAACTGCATCTGATGTTGTTAAATACAAAGCTCACTCTACAATCTATGCAAAGGGAACTCCCATACATATACGGGGTGCATTATTGTTTAATCACTATGTGAAGAAGCACAAATTAGATAATAAATATTCACTCATTCAAAATGGTGAGAAGATTAAATTCTGTTATTTGAAAAAACCAAATATCATTCATGAGAATATTATCTCATTCATTCAAGACTTTCCTCATGAGATTGGTCTTGACAAATATATCGATCACGATCTACAATTCGACAAGTCATTCTTAGAACCACTCAAGATTATTCTTGATGCAATCGAATGGAATGTTGAGAAAACTGTAAACTTAGAACTATTTTTTTCCTAATGGATTTACCTATTAACGACAAAGAACTTGCCACTATAGTAAAGTCACTGACTTTAGGTGGTGACACTGCGTTGTATCAAAAACTAAAGTTGATTAAAGAAACCAGAGATGCAAATCCCGGAGGGCCATATAAAAAAATACTTCGTGAGTCTCATGGCATGGTGATCTGATGTTTTATAAAAAATTGAGTTTGGTTACTGGTGGATTTGACCCTATCCACAGTGGACATATATCATACTTTGCAAGGGCAAAAGACTTTTCAGATTTTCTTGTTGTTGGAATCAATACTGAGGAATGGTTGACAAAAAAGAAAGGACAATACTTTCAGACATGGAAGGAGAGAGCAGAAATTATTCGTCATCTAAGAATGGTAGATGCTGTTATCACTGTGCCTGATGATGATAAGGGATCAGCCTGTGGTGCAATAGAGAAATGTTTAGAGATCGCAGATGAAGTTATTTTCTGTAATGGAGGTGACAGAGGCAAAGGTAACACACCAGAACTTGACAAATTCAAAAATAATGATAGAGTAAAGTTTGAGTGGGGTATTGGTGGTGAAGATAAAATGAACAGTAGTTCATGGATTCTACACGGATACTTTGAAAGACAAAAAAAATTATTGGGCATATGAATTGTTGGCATTGTGGCACTGAACTGATATGGGGATCAGATTTTGATGGTGCAGATTATGGGTGTGAAGAGGAATACTCTATTGTAACTAATCTGACTTGCCCTAAATGTGAATCTTTTGTACAAGTTTATTACCCAAATAAAGAAAATTAATTATGGATTTTTTAAAAGAAATTGTAAAAGAAATAGGAGATGACTTCACCCAACTCGCATCCGATATTGATGAAACTGAAGTCTTTATTGACACAGGTTCGTACATTTTTAACGGCCTTATATCAGGCAGTATATTTGGCGGTGTATCTAACAACAAGATTACTGCCATTGCTGGCGAAAGCAGCACTGGAAAGACTTATTTTTCCCTTGCTGTTGTCAAGAACTTTTTGGACACTAACCCTGATGGGTATTGCCTCTATTTTGATACTGAAGCAGCAGTCAATAAAGGACTACTGGAGTCTCGTGGAATTGATACGACACGGTTGGTTGTTGTAAATGTTGTAACGATTGAAGAGTTTCGTGGCAAGGCACTCAAGGCAGTAGACATATATCTAAAAACAGATGAAGACAAACGCAAACCATGTATGTTTGTATTAGATTCTCTTGGTATGTTGTCAACAGAGAAAGAAATAAATGATGTATTGAATGATAAGCAAGTTCGTGACATGACTAAATCACAACTTGTTAAAGGTGCATTCCGTATGCTCACACTTAAACTTGGTCAAGCAAAAATACCTTTGATAGTTACAAACCATACTTATGATGTTATTGGATCTTACGTCCCTACAAAAGAAATGGGTGGAGGCAGCGGTCTCAAGTATGCAGCCAGTACGATCATATATCTCTCAAAGAAAAAAGAGAAAGATGGAAAAGCAGTTATCGGAAACATTGTTAAGGCAAAGACTCATAAGTCGCGTTTAAGTAAAGAGAACAAAGAAGTTGAGATTCGTTTATACTATGATGAACGTGGACTTGATAAGTATTATGGTTTGCTTGAACTTGGTGAGATTGGTGGACTATGGAAGAATGTTGCCGGTAGATATGAAATAAATGGAAAGAAAATTTATGCAAAACAAATCTACGCAGAACCAGAAAATTACTTTGATGAATATGTAATGCAAGCTCTTGATGAAATAGCACAGAAGGAGTTTAGTTATGGAGAAAGTTGAGTTTCTAATTCTTAGAAATCTCCTACACAATGAAGAGTATCTCCGTAAAGTCGTTCCCTTTCTAAAATCAGAATATTTTGAAGATGAGAAACAAAAGATTGTTTATCAGGAGATTGCTAGTTTTGTAGAGGAATATAATGAACTGACAACTAAGGAGGTTCTTTGTATTGAGATTGAAAAGAGAAAGGATATCACAGACTCAATGTTCAAAGACATCACTAATTTTATTGGTGAGTTACATGATTCTCCTACAGATCTTCAATGGTTGTTAGATACAACAGAGAAGTGGTGTCGTGATCGTGCTATATACTTGGCACTCATAGAATCTATTTCACTTGCAGATGGAAAGGATGACACTAAAGGAAGGGATGCTATTCCTTCTATTTTGTCTGATGCTCTGGCTGTGTCTTTCGATAATCATGTAGGACACGACTATTTGATTGATTATGAGGAAAGGTATGAATCCTATCACAGAAAAGAAGATAAGATACCATTCGACTTGGAGTTCTTCGACAAGGTTACGAAAGGAGGTCTCCCCAATAAAACGCTTAACATCGCTCTTGCTGGCACTGGTGTTGGTAAGTCTTTGTTTATGTGTCATTTTGCCTCTTCTGTTTTACTCCAAGGTAAAAACGTTTTGTATATTACTATGGAGATGGCAGAAGAAAAGATTGCGGAAAGAATAGATGCAAACCTTTTAAACATCAACATGCAAGATATTACTGATCTTCCAATGCAAATGTTTGAAAGTAAGGTAAATGATATATCTAAGAAGACTCAAGGCACGTTAATAATTAAAGAATATCCAACAGCAGCAGCACATTCAGGTCATTTCAAGGGATTACTTAATGAACTTGCGTTGAAAAAATCTTTCAGACCTGATATAATATTCATAGATTACTTAAATATATGTGCATCTTCTCGTTACAGGGCTGGATCAAATGTTAACTCGTATTCCTATATTAAGGCGATTGCTGAAGAGCTCAGGGGTCTTGCAGTTGAAGCTAATGTTCCTATCGTCTCCGCTACTCAGACGACTCGCTCTGGCTTTGCTAGTAGTGATGTCGATCTTACTGACACAAGTGAGTCCTTTGGTCTTCCAGCCACTGCTGATCTTATGTTTGCTCTTATATCTACTGAGGAACTGGAAGCGTTAAATCAGATTATGGTCAAACAATTAAAGAATCGATACAATGATCCTACAATCTATAAGAGATTTATCATTGGTATTGATCGTGCAAAGATGAGATTATACGATGTAGAACAAGTCGCACAAAACGATTTGGTTGACAGTGGACAAGAAGAAGAGTATAATAGCCCTGAAGATAAATTTAAAAACAAATTCGCAGAGATTAAATTCTAATGTTCAACATATCAGATGTCTTCGATAAAATCAAAAAAGAATTTTCAGAAGAACCACTCAAACCAGAAATTCCAGAAACTAAGTCCGTTGACTTTGACAAGTATGCTATATTCGTGGATGGTGTCACATCCGATCCCAGTAAAGATTATCAATCTTTTACTGAAAGTCTTGATAACCTTGACGGAGAAGGTGCCAATATTCAGCGGCTTCTTACTGCTGCCGTTGGTCTTAGTGCTGAAGGTGGTGAGTTTATGGAGATTGTCAAGAAGATGGTTTTTCAAGGTAAACCTTGGGACGAGCATAATCGAAAGCATCTTATTATTGAGTTGGGTGACGTTATGTGGTATGTAATGCAAGCATGTAAAGCATTAGATGTTTCAATCGAAGAAGTAGTTGCAGGTAATGTAGATAAATTAAAGAAGAGATATCCTGGTGGAGAGTTTAATGTCTACCAATCAGAAAATCGTAAGGAGGGAGACCTATGAGGGATCAATTAATTAAAGCACTATTAGCTCATGCACAAGGTGATATTGCTAAACATAAAGCAAACATCGAGGTATATCTTGCAAATCCTGTAGGTATAGGAGAGCACTCAAACATTGTTGAAGCAATCGAAGGAGAACTTGATATGATTGCTAAGTATCAAGATCAGATAGACATAATAAATAAATACTTCAAAAAGTAAAGATGGCTAATTTAGTCACTTCCGAGAAGATACTACCTTTAATAGAACCAGTTCTTGATAATTCAAATATTATTAAGATAAAGGATACTAGTAAAATTTTAGAGTATCGTATTGAAAGTGACAATAGAGCATCAGATAGAGTTAAAGTAGAAAATATTTTAGAAAGTAACAGAATATCTTTTGGTGAGTTAACAAGAGATGTTGGATCTTTTGGTGGATCTGAGATTGTTACTTTTGATATGAAGAGAGTAAGGATAATTTATAAACTCAAAGACAACAGAGGAT